TTTTGTAAAATCAGCTTTGCTGTCCTAAGCAAATCCGTATGGCAATAAGCAAAACATAGTTTATGTATCTAAGCTTTGATTAATGTAAACTATAAAATTAAATAAAAATATTAGAGTCTATAATATATCTATGCACTGCTATATCAGTGCATAGATAGAGATAGGCTCTCTTTTTTAAATTTTATTTCTCATCTTGATAAATTCTATGCAGTAAAATAGAAACTGTTTTACTAATTGGTCTCTGTCCTGACTCATAATAGTTTATAGCTCTTATTGTTACTCCTAGTAATTTTGCCAACTCGTTTTGAGTATACTGCAAATCTGTTCTGACCTTTTTGAATTGCTCTTTTGTTAGTTGCATGGTAATTTCTCCTTTACCTTTGCTAGGTTGAGGAGTTGCATTGTCATGTATGCAACTCCTTTTTATTTTTATTCTTCTAAGTTAAATTGATGATTGATAGACCAAAAAGCTTCATTAAGCTTGTTAATGTCTGACAAGTACAAATCATGGCAATCTGTAAGCATACTTAAAGCATCTCTTAACGCTTTGTGAGTTTGTTTGATTGCTTGCATCTGTTCTGACGTAAGGCTTGCCATTGCTTTTTTATTTACGGCTTGTTGCTTTTCTCTTTCTATTTGCCATTCGTTTTTCTTTGTCATGTTACTTGCTCCTCATTGTTAAATATTTTTTTCCAGGTTTCTTCAATGTCATCATCAATGTTGCCATCTTCAATAAATTCTAATTGATCTTTGACGTACTGAGTACGGCATTGTTGAACTGTCCAAAAGTCTGTTGTTAATTCTTCAAAGAATAAAACAGGTTTCAACTCCTCTTTGCTCATAGATAACGCTTGATAGTACAAAACATTAGCTAAAGCCTTTTTATATTGCATGTTGTTTGTCATGTTATTGTCTTTCTCTTTTGCTAGTTATGGCATTGTTGCCGTTTTAAGCCTGTTACAGGCTTGTTAATGTAAAGACTAGTATAATCTAACCTTTACAATGCTATTTGTTTTTAGAATAAATCTTTTGATATATAGATTAATTTCCACCATGTAAGGTCTTTTGATATAGGATTAATAAAACCTAATGTAATTATTAAACCTAATACAAATAGAATTGTATATTCTATTAATGTTTTTTTAGTCATGTTATATAATCTTTTCATCTAAAAACTTTTTACTTGCTCCAAGTTCTTTTGATGCTTTTGTTGTAATGATTTCTTTAACTAGTCTTTCATGTATGGTTCTGCATTCTTCTATTAGCTTTTCAGCTTGTTCAATGCTGATACTATAATCAGAAGAAAACTTTTCATATGTAAGATAGTTATTAAACCAATCTAAAAAGATTGATTGCTTTTCTTTATCTGTTTTATTGTTGTAGTTCATTTTAAAATTGCTCCTTTAAAAAGTTTTCTATTTTAATTATCCCTGATTTAAATATAAGTTAGCGTTATGAGTATTAACTTTTACTTGGTTAAACTCGTTATGATTAAGTATTTTTAAGTTAATTAAGCTAGTTATTATAATAATTGTTTCATAATCATTTTTATAACTTAACCATTTATTAGGATACTTTAAGAAGAATTTAATAGCTTCTTTCTGTTTGTGTTTAGTCATGTTATAGCCTTTCTTTGTTGCTAGGTTGTGAGCTTGTAGCTCTTGAAAGACTGGAGTAAATCCAGTCTAACAAGAGTAACAAGTTTAAGCTGATTGAGATATAGAACGCCACAAAAGATTATTTGTTGTTATATCATAGCCACCATGTTTAATTGCATAATCTGTACTAAATGGCTGAATATTTAATAGCTTTGTAAAACATTCATTATCATTGCCATAATATAACGGATTATTATCTTTTGTTATTATGTGTGTAGGTTCTATTGATAAAATAATAGTTGCCATAAAGTGAAAGTAATTATCACAAACTTTATCTTGTAATGATTCGCTTGGCTTTTCGTCAATACTTCCCATTTCAATGGCTAGTTGGATAATATTATAATATGTATAATCAATATTTAAAGCTAAACCTGATAGCCATTCAGTCATTGCTTTTAATTTACCTTGCCTTTCTATATTCCAACTATATTCAGAATAGAACCTTTCAAAGATATAACTTATTTTATCATTTTTATTTATTAATGTTTTGCCGTTTATATCTTCGTCTATTGTATCTAAGATATAATTAACATAGTTTTGTTTATATTTTGTATGATGTAGTTTCATTGTTTTACCTTTTGCTAAATTAAAATATAATACTAAGATAATGAACTGTGTTCTATATGTCAATACCTACAAGCAAATATTTTTTATAAGCGTATAACTCAAGGCATGGCAAGCGTTACAAGGTATGAGAAGAACGGCAATAATATTGCAATGTAAAAAATATTATTGATGCGATGAAAGAAATAGTTTATTGAATTACATATAAAGGGGAACAGATTTACATTTGAATATATACATAGTTAAGACAATCTTATACGGCAAATAAGAAACCATAAAACAAACAGTAATAAAAAGAATAACAATAAAAGAAAAGCAATAATAAAAAGGAATAAACACACACACGCACACACGCAATAATTAAGGAACGCATGGGGGGGCTTTTTGCGAGCGATGCACCCCACACGCACGTGCACCCATTTATATATGTTAATAGGTAGTTCTACACACACATGATAAGCAAAGCAAAACAAGACCACATCATATCATCCATAACAGACGGACACAGCCTTGTAAAAGCATGTGCAGATGCAAAGGTTAGTCGTGCTACGTTATATCGCTATATGAGTAAGGATGCTGATTTAGACACCAATGTTAAGACTGCACAGAGACAGGCTGCTGAGAAAGCACTTGAGGAGCTAGAGGATATGTATGGTGATGCATTGCATGGTCGAAAGAACTATGACCCTAATTTATTGAGAGACTATGGGCATCATGTGAGATGGAAGGTGCAAAAGGTATTGCCAGATAGGTTTGGTGAAGCTAAGAATAGAACAGGCGTTGAGATTAGTGATGGTTCATTGAAGATAGTTTGGGAGACTGGTTCAGAGGATGCAAGTTAAGATACCCTATAAGCCTAGAGATTTACAGGCTGAGATGCACAATAAGTTGAAAAGATGGAATGTGCTGGTTATGCATAGACGTTTTGGTAAGACTGTCTTTGCTGTCAATCATATGATTAAACATGTGTTAACTTGTCCTTTACCAAGACCAAGAGTTGCGTTAGTGGCTCCTACGTTTACGCAAGCTAAGAGGATTAGTTGGGATTATGTTAAGTATTATGCTGGAGTTATACCAGGCGTTACGTTTAACGAGACTGAGTTAAGGGCAGACTTTCCTAATAATGGTAGGATAATGTTATTATCAGGTGAGAATCCTGATGCCTTGAGAGGTATATACTTAGATTTGTGTGTATTTGATGAATATGGTATGCAGAATCCTAGGGTATGGGGGGAGGTTGTAAGACCAGCACTATCGGATAGAGAGGGTAGTGCCATCTTTTTAGGTACACCAGCAGGTCATAATCATTTTTTTGATATATTACAACAGGCTAAAGAGCAGGATGAAGAAGGTTCTGACCAATGGTACTGGAAGATTGCAAAAGCTAGTGAAACACAACTAGTAAAAGAAACAGAATTAGATGCTGCTAGAGTGCAGATGACACCAGAGCAATATGAGCAGGAGTACGAGTGTTCATTTACGGCGGCTATTATCGGTGCGTATTATGGTAAGTTGCTTGCTGATTTAGATGATGAGGGTAAGATTACCAGGGTTCCTTACGATCCTGCATTGCCAGTACATACGGCTTGGGATTTAGGAATTAATGATAGTACGGCTATTTGGTTTGCACAGGTTTATAGAGGGGGAGCTGTTAATGTTATTGACTATTATGAGAATAGTGGCGTTGGCTTGGACCATTATGCTGAAGTCCTTAGACAAAAAGATTATCACTGGGGAGATCATCTTGCTCCACATGATATTGAAGTTCGAGAACTGGGTAGTGGGAAATCAAGATTAGAGACTGCTTTTAGTTTGGGTATACGTTTTAAGGTAATACCTAAGATGAAGATTGCTGATGGGATTAATGCTGCAAGGATGCTTATACCTAAATGTTATTTTGATAGAGAGAAATGCAATGAAGGTCTTGAGATGTTAAGGCAGTATAGACAGGAATGGGATGACAGGAAAAGGATGTTTAGGGATCAGCCAAGACATGACTTCACAAGTCACAGTGCTGATGCGTTTAGGTATTTAGCTTTAGGGTTGGAGAATCGTACTAAGATGACAAAAGCACCACAGTCTGTGGCAGTCAATGAGTACAATCCTTTTACGCTATGAGGTACTCGCAGGACTATCGTGATGCTTTAGAGATGGTAAAACAAAGTGAGTTTCATAATTGGTGGGATGATAAGCTTATACAGAAATATATTGAAAGACCTTTGGGAATTATGCAGTATAAGATTATTAGAAGTGTGATACAGGAGCCGTTAGTGTTTGCTACATGGGGATTTCCTAGTGAAAAACAGGTTGAATACTATGTAAAAAACTCAGAGTTTCCTGTAGATGCTTACAAGGGTGGTGGCAAAAATGTTTGGGTTATAGACTTTATTGCTAAAAAAGGTTATACAAGAATGGGATTTCAAGTTTTGAGGAAAGCCTTTGCAAGAAGTGGCTATCAAAAAGCTTTTTGGTTTAGACCTGAGAATAAGAAATTAGGATGGCATACATGGAAAGGAAGTTGAAATGGGTTCAGTAATAAAAGTAGCAAAAAAAATAGTTAAGCCTTTAGAAAGACCAGTAAAAAAAGCAATTAATGTAGTTGAAAAAGCTGGTGCTGATATTGTAGAACCATTAGAAAGACCAACAAAAAAACTTATTAGAGAAGTTAAAGAGACTATAACAGGTACAGATAAGTATGATTACAGACAACCATCTGCTCCTGAAATAACTCCTGAAGTAACACCTGAAGTTGTTGAAGATGAAACGCCAACAATTACAACTAGGTATGCAACTAGAGGTAAAAGGTCAGGACAAGGTGGTACAATCATGGAAGGCTATGGTGTAACAACTAGACCAGCGTCAAAAAGATCAGTAACGTAGGAGATAACAATGTCATTTCTTAAACCTAAAGTATATGTTCCACCACCACCACCAGTTCCAGAAGAACCTGCTAAAGCTGATTATGAAAAGGCTGCTGCTCTATCTGCTGAAGCTGAAACAACAGAAAGAAAAAAACGTAGAGGTCGTGGCAGTACGATTGTTGCTGGTAACTTAGGAGAAACATCTACCAGTATGAGTGGATCAGGTGGTACACCAACTTTGTTAGGATAAGCTGATGATGAATGTCAAGGATATAGTTGCTAGGTTTCAACACGTTGAGGGTCAAAGAGACAACTGGAATAATCATTACCAGGAGTTAGCTGACTATATGTTGCCAAGAAAGGCAGACATAGTTAAAAAAAGAAGTCGTGGTGAAAAGAGAATGGAGCTTATCTTTGATGGTACAGCTCTACAATCAGTAGATTTATTATCATCTAGTTTACATGGTATGCTTACATCAGGTGCTACACCTTGGTTTCATTTGACAATGAAAGATGAAGAACTAGGCAGAGATGAAGAAGTACAGAGGTGGTTAGAAGATTCCTCGCAAAGAATGATGCGTGCTTTTACTATGTCTAACTTTGAGACAGAAGTACATGAGATGTATGTTGACTTAGTTGTCTTTGGTACTGGGTGTATGTTTGTTGAGATGGATGACAAGACATTACGTTTTAGTACAAGACATATATCAGAGTTTTATGTAACAGAAGATCAATATGGTATTGTTGATACTGTATTTAGAAAGTATGAGATACCTGCAAGGCAAGCTGTGCAAAGGTTTGGTATTGATAATGTTGGTGCGTTTATAGCTAAGACGTTTGAGAAAAAGCCAGACGAGAATGTTACAATACTACATGCAGTAATGCCAAGAAAAGACAGGGACCCAACAAAAGCTAATAATAAGAATATGCCATTTGCATCTATGTATATCTGCATGGAAACAAAAATGATATTGGCAGAGAGTGGATTCCAAGAACTGCCTTACGTTGTTCCACGCTTCCTTAAGGCAACTGGGGAAGTTATGGGGAGATCTCCAGCTATGGTTGCGTTGCCTGATGTAAAGATGATAAATCTAATGTCTAAAACAATCATACA